TTATCCGGCGCGGGCTGTGCTGACGCACTGCGCCACCGGCAGGCTGTTCAGCCGCTGGCGGATGGCCTCAAGCTGCGCGCCGTCTTCCACCCGTGGCGCGCAATACTGCACGGTGGCTTTACGTTCATTGGGGTAGCGCTCCGCATACTCATGCGCGTTGTGGAACATGCCGCGGCTATCATCATCCACAAAACTTTCCGCCGGAGCCCCTTCCGCCAGCAGAATGTCATGCGTTTTCAGCTCAACATGGAAATACGCCACGTGATCCACCTGCGTCAGCCGCACAATGGACGTACCATTCACCAGCGCCTGCGCGGGCACCAGAACGCCCTCCAGATACATGGCGTGCAGCGGGGAGACCCTTAAATCCCGCCGAGGCAGGGCCTCGCCCGAGGCCCCGACCCCGAGTGACCCGGCCCGGAACAGAATGGCAGAACATCCGGGTTGGTTGCGGCAAAGCGGCCGGAATACGCCCGGTTACCAATCCAGCGGATGGGGCGGCGTTTGCCGGAGGCCGTTACCACACGGTCCCCGATTTTCAGATCTTCCACCGCAACCTCGCCACGGGTGGTGGCAATCAGCGTGCCGGGGCAATAGCAGGGCGTGCCATCATCCAGTTCATAATAGGTCTGATATCCGGACGTGACTTCTTTCAGAAGGGGCGTTTCCCCTCCGGCATTGGGCGGCAGGTTACCAAGGGCAAAACTTTCCACCGCGACGCCACCGCTGGTAAGCACCAGCGTATTATTTTCAATCTGGCCGGACAGACCGGAGGCAAATGTCATATGCGCCCCGAGATCCACCGTCACGCCCGTAGCCAGCACACTCCCGCCGGACGCGGACAACGCGCTCAAAAAGTTCAGGGTACCACCGCTCTCCACAGTCCCGTGCAACACCTGACCATACGCGCTCAGGATGCCGCCATTTTCAACGGTAAACCCATCCAGCGTAGCCTGCTGGTAGACATAGGTGACCCCGCCGGACTGAATGTCCGTCCCGGATGCAATCGCACCCCAATAAATCTCTTCTTCACCGCCGGACGCCACTGTTGTGCTGAGCGCGGAACCGCCCGCGTAAACATCTTGCTGCGCGCCGCTGGACAGCACCGCACTGACAGCATTGCCGCCACTCTGCACAGTCTGCTCTGCAAACCACCCGCTCAGTGTGGCGCCGGACGCAACACCGCCCGACTGAATGGTCTGCTGTGCGTGGTCCTGAATTGTCGCCTGAAGGCTGACGCCGCCTGAGTGAATAACCTGCTGTGTCTGGCTCTGGACATGCGTGCTGAGGCTGCTGCCCCACACATCTTCCGTCGTCCCGGACCCGTTGCTGGCGGGGGAAGAGAGCGTGGCGTCTACACTTGTGCCACCAGCCTGAACGTCCAGCGCGTGAGAACCCGGCACCACCAGCCCGGTTGACGTCTGGCCCGCGCTGACAACGTACCCTTCCGTGACTGTAGAATATCCGTTGTTCCCCACAAGAAGAACGCCGGTTTCACCAGCCTGTGCATCAGAAGAAAGAGCAATATTGAACTGCTCAAGGAGTGTGCCTGAGCTGGAGAGAGAGAATTTGTTATTCTCAATCGTGGTTGACAGATTATAATCTGTTACGAAGTGCGCTCCAACGTCCAGAGTGCCGCCCGTCTGGCCGGTACCGCTCTGGAAAAATGCCTCTATCGTGCCGCCACTTTGCACGAGCACGTCAGAAAGAGTGTTCCCCACCGCCTGAAGCGTCGCGCCACTATGAATGGTGACGTGGCTCAGAATACCAGCACTTTCATTACGCAGTGTGATATTCTGAAAGATGTCCGCGCCGGACACCGTTCCGCCCGAATTATCAACAGAAATATACTCGTAAACAGTCTGACTGGAGTTTGTGCCGCCTGCAAGCCTGACATCTCCCTCAAGCACGCCCCCGGACAGGATTGTCGTATTCACGTTACTGATCGCAAGACCGGAAACAACACCCCCGATGCTCAGCGTGTTCTGATAGTTGTCGAGCCCGGAACTCCCAATCGAAAGACCGCTGACCGTCTCCCCCGAAGCAACCAGAGTACTGCGGACCACATTGGCGCTGCCGACAGAGGTGAGATCCAGCGCATGAACCGTATTGTCACCCGACTGCACAATGGCGGAAATCAGGCTGCCCTGCCCGTCCCGCACCACAACACCGGCCAGCACACCGGACGTATTGGTGCCTGTTACCGTGCCGCCGTTATCCAGAATAATCACGCCGCCACTCTGCACGGACTCATCGGCAACGGTGCCGCCGGACAGCACTTCCACATAGCCACCGGAGGAAATGACATCCCCGGAGGCACGCCCACCAGAGCCGACCAGCAGGGCACCGCCAGACAGAACGGTGTCTGACACCGCAGAGCCAACAACCGTGCTCGTGCCTTCACTGCCATTGTTCCAGACGTAAGACGTCGCTCCGTAAACCTGCGCTGTTGCGCCTGACTGGATCGTGACCCCGGTTATAACCCCGGCAGAATCTGTCAGGAACCCGCCAGTTTCCACAACGGCACCCACAGCCGAACCGTGTTCCGCAACCTCCATCTGGCCGTTGCTCTGCACGGTGGTGGCAACTGCCTGACCACTGACAACATTTTCCGTCGCACCGCTGGACACCACGGCAGAGACAGTCTGACCACCATAAACAGACAGATATCCACTGACCTGTGTGCCGGACGCAATCCCGCCGGTGACAGCCTGCGTGCCGCCCTTTTCAACCGTGGCGGACCACGCTGTGCCACCAGTCGTCACGTTCTGGGCACCACCATACAGAATATCGGTCCGCAGGGAGGAGCCACTGGCTGAGATCACCTCAGACCCATAAGAAGAAATCACACCTCCGACAGCTGACCCACCGGCGCTGATGGTTTCCCTCCCGCCGGAAAGAACGGTCGTGCCGGATGCCACCCCGCCGGAGAAAACCACTTCCTGCCCGCTGCCAAGAATAGTGGTGCTAAGGCTGGTGCCACCGGAGGACACCATCTGCACACTTGCAGCACTGACAACATACCCGGAGGATGTCTGGCCAGCAGAGACAATCTGCCCCGCCGCCAGCGTATAGTTTGTCTCCCCGTAAATGGCGACATTGCTTGTGTTCAGCAGAATGGGTGTGCCGTCCGAGGTGTCCAGCGTGTACGTCTGCACCACAGTACCGGCACTGGACACAATAAGACTGCCGCCAGACTCGACCGCGCTGACGCCCTGACCCAGAAGCAGGCTGGCGCCAATATCCAGCACCCCGCCTGCGGACCCGATATCAGTTGCGGAATCAATCCGGAGCGTGCCGCCGCTCTGCACGACAACGCCAGTCATGCTCATATCATTCGATACCAGCGTGGCACCGCTGGCCACTGTCAGACCATCAATCCGCCCGGAACTATTCTGAAGTGTCAGACCGCTGGTCAGAACTGCACCAGAAATGGTGCCGCCACTATTCGTCAGGGAAAGCCAGTTCACGCCGGTCTGGCTACTTCTGGCAAGGGTACCGCCCAGAACGCCACCTTGGATGAGAGTTGTCTGCACGCCCGCTGCCGTCAGGCCAGACACGGTGCCTGCAATATTAAGGGTGGTGTAGCTGCTGCTGCCCGTCAGAGTCAGGCCTTCAACCGTTTCACCATACGCCACTGTCACAGTGCCGCCGGACGGGGTTACGCTGTCCATATCCAGCGTAAGGCCGCTGAGCGTGGCCGTGCCGGACTGGAAGAAGGCCTGTTTAACAGCCCCCCTGTTGTCCGCCACCACAAGTCCGGCCAGCGTGCCATCTATGCCGCTGACTGTGGTATTGCCTTCACGGATCAGAATACCGCCATCGGCAATGGTTTCGTGAGAAGCGGACGCTCCGGCGGACAGATACACAAAGCCGCCGGAAGAAATGGTATCCCCGGCAATACTCGCGCCGGAGAGAACCGTCATCTGCCCGCCGGAGAGAACGACCATGCCCGAAGCCTGTGCGGCAGGCAGGACGGAGCCGTCATCATCATCGTCCTCCTGCTGCTGCATGCCAATCGTCACAAAGGAGCCGCTCTGCACCGTGACCTGCGTAACCAGCCCGCCTGAATTCACCAGACTTGCGCTCTGGGTCAGTGTTGCGCCGGAAATCAGACCACCCTGATTTGCCACCTCAGTAGAAGAGATAACGCCCGTCAGAACGCCTCCCTGAAAGACATCGGCGTATCCGCTCGTCAGGCCGTTCACGGTGCCGGCAATATCGACGTCCATGCCGGAGTTCAGCGTAAGGGTGTTGACGGTTTCCCCACCCCCGACAAACACATCCAGCCCTTCATACTCATTTTGGCCACTTAACGTGGACAGATCGAGATTGTTGAGCGTTGCATCTCCGGACTGAAGCCATGAGGACACTACGCTGTTATCATCATTGGTCACAACAACCCCGGCCAGAACGCCATCTGTGTTGGTGTCCGTGAGCGTTGCACCGGCATATTTGATAATCAGACCACCAGCCTGAACCGTCTCATGCGTGGCGGACCCGCCCAGCCCGACGAGCAGAACGCCCCCTGAGAGAATGGTATCGCCGGACGCCAGCCCGCCTTCGGCAATATCCAGCCCTCCGCCGGAGGAAACAACTGTGCCGGACGCGACGCCCTGATTATAAATATCAAGCTCCCCGCCGGACTGGACGGTTGCGGAGGTGATAACAGCCAGAGCGGCGTCCGGGTCTGCGTCCTGATCCCCGACGTCAACTTCCCCGCCACTCTGGATTGTGGTGAAGCTGGCGGACCCGCCGTTCTGCACAGCCTGAACACCGTCCGAGCCGACCGTGGCGCTCAGGGCGGAGCCGCCCGCGTCAATCGTCTGGGAGCCGCTGCCAATCTGTGTGGCGATGCTGCTGCCCTGCACCTCTTCCGTCGGGCCGTTGCCCATGCCGTTTTCACTACCCTGCAGAACAGTATTCTGCACTGTGCCGCCAGACTGAACGAGCAGGGAGTCATTCCCGCTGATGGTCAGGCCGGAGGAAGACTGACCGGAGGAGACGATAATTTGCGCCATGACGTTTGAGATCCATTGAGCTGAACAGGTCTGAGCGGCAGCCGTGAAAGGGCTATGATGAAATATGTCTGAAAAATGTCACTGGCTGCCGTTCTACAGGAAAAATGCTGTGCCTGTAAGTGCGGCAGGGCATTCTGTTTCCACCCGGAGGGATCTGAAAAACCTTTTTTGCCTCAGGTTTTCTCAAAAATAATAACATTTATTCCCATGAAGGATAAATGTTATAAGATTACGGAGGCTATCTTTGATAAGACCGCCTTTTTTAGCCACCTGCCGGGCCGCCCACGCGCCGTTTTTACAGCCTGAGAGGGCCGGAGACCGGGCGTGAGCGGACGCTCAGACAGTCAGGGGTCAGGGAATTGCGCTGAGCGTCGCCAGTTTCCAGCCGGCGGAGGTGTAGATAGCCGGGGTATCATCATCCGCATCGTAGAGTGTGGTGCCAATGGGCAGGTTGCTCATGCCTTTGATGGCCGCACGGGAGAAGGTGGGCAGGCGGACACCTGCTGCGGGGGTTAAGGCACCGCTCAGGGTTTCGTTCCCCGCTGTATCCAGCGCACGCAGGATTGTGCTGCCATTGGCGTCCCGCAGGCCGGTGGCGGTGTAGCCGGTGGTGATGACCCCCGTAGCTCCCACGCCACAGCCTGACCACTGCCCAGCCGCAGCGCCTGTGCTGTTGCCAGCCCGGACAGGTTGACCCCGATGCCGGCTGTGCCACTCACCGTCACAGCACTGGCGGAACTGTTGTTCACATGGGTGGTCATGCCGCTGTTCAGGGTGCTGCCCGTCACGGTTTCATTCCCGCTCTGGTCCAGCGTGCGCAGAGCCGCCCCGCCCCATGTATCCTGCAATGTGCTGTTGGCAAAACGGGTTTGCACGGCTGCCGTCTGCTCCCACGATACGGCCTGCCCTCCGGCAAGACGCAGCGCATCCGGCGCGGTGAGACTGGTGGTATCCAGCCCGATCGCGGCCTTCCCCTGCGCCACAAAAGCAGATGCGGTGGGCTGGCTGAGGCTGACGATTGTCTGACTGTTATGGGCTGCACCGGGAATGGTCTCATTGCCCTGCGTGTCCAGTGTGCGGGCCACTCCGGCGGCGACCTGCTCTGTCAGTTTGCCGTCAGCAAAACGGGTTTGCACAACAGCCGTTGGTTCCCATGAGAGGGCCTGCCCTACCCCCAGACGCATGGCCTCCGGTGTGGTCAGGCTGCTCAGATTGAGGCCGATCAGCGCCTGCCCGCCCAGTGTCCACGCCACACCGCTGCCGGGGTTGGCAATCGCGGTGGTGACATCCCCGTTCATCCCGACGGAAAACAGCGGCGTGGTGTCATACCAGTAGCGCAGGGTATAGGCGGCGGAATCAAACTGAAAATGCGGTTTGTGATCATCACTGAACGCAAGATTCCGGTTTGCGCCAATGTTCAGCACCGGCGCATTATTGACCGGCGTGCTGCGGGAGAGGTCAATCCCCGCAGTATCAAACCGGCCTGCCGCATCAATCATGATGCCATACGCACTTGTGCTGTCATTATTCCCCAGCGCAATGCCTTTACCGATGCGGCCGGGGGTGCCGGTGCTGTCTGCTCCGGCAACCTGAAGCTGGAGGCCAATGCGCCAGTTATTAGGATCATCCGCGTTGGCGTAGACATCAATTTCCCGCCCCACCAGACTGCCTGCAATATTGGACGGCTGGCCGGTATCATCACGGGTTTCATCATACCCGGCCCAGATCTGGGAGCGGGAGCCTTTGCCGTCCACCAGTGCATTGGCGGGTCTCTGCGCCATGCTGGCCTGCGCCACATGCTGGCCGCCACCAAAGGCGGCGCTGTTCAGCACCGTGGAGTGGCACCAGACATAATCATTCAGCGCGGCCCCCACGGACGGGATGGTGCAGTTGCCTTTTTCCAGATTCATGACAAATCCGGCCGTGCCGCCAGAATGGGTAATATCCAGATCCTTGCGCAGCACCGGAGGCATATCCGCCGCTGTCTGGCCGCGCACAAAATATTTCCCGCCTTCCAGCGTGCTTTCCAGCACATCCGTGCCCAGACTGAGCAGCGGCCCGCCATCCGCCTGCAAGGTGCCATTTGCCTGCCACAGGTTGGGCGTGCTGCCACTTGGCGCTGATTTCAGAGCAAGTTTTCCGGCGGGAAGCTGAATGACCGCGCCGGACGCCGCAGCATTTTTGGCGGCCTGAAGGGCGGCGGTATCATCCGTTTTGCCGTCCAGCGCCAGACCAAAATCCTTTGCGTTCAACTGGTCGGCAAACCGTTCGGCCAGCGGCCTGCCAACGGCCCCGGCTGCGCTAATCCGTGCGGTGGCGGAGGACAGATCTCCCGAGACCGGGGCAGTTATTACCCCAGTGGCATCCAGCCCCGCAACGCCGTTTGGACTATTTTTGTCCGACTGCTGCACGCTGCCATCCGCCATCGCGCCGATCTGGCCAATGGTCGCGTTCTGCCACAAAGCGGGTACGCCGGTTGCCGCATCCAGCCCGCCCGGAGGCCGGGTGGGGCCATAGGTGGGGGCGCTGCTGGCCAGCGGAGACGCCGTGAGAACACTCCGCAGGCGCGCCGTTCTGGCGAGCAGAGGCGAGGTCGATGCTGAGGAGGCTGAAGCCCCCGTCTGGGCAGACGCAGTTGCACCATAGCCGGAAGACGGGGTGGCTGACGCCGGAGTGGTAGCCGTGGCCGTGGCAGTCGCCGCCGTATCCGTGGCCTGCGCGGACTGTGTTGCCTGACCAAGCACCTGATATTGCGGGAGCAGATGGTTAGGGCGCGCAAATGCCGCAACCCCTGCCCCGGCCACAAGTGCTGCACCGGAACACAGGCTGAGAAGAAAACGGGTTTTGAGAAGAGATGTCATGCAGAAGTGCCTTGTGAAATGCAGAGATAGCCGCCGTTATTCCACCAGACACCGGAGATGCCGGGATCTGTGGTGGGGAGGTCCATGGCCATCAGCACATGCCCGTTCCGCACCCCCAGACAGTCCAGACCACCCAGAACCAGATTGCCCTCCTGCGAGAGTGTGGCGAGGCCATTGGGGACCCCCTTTTGTGCCGAAACAACGGTTGACGCGGCACCTGCTGCGCGGGAGGAAGCTGTCTGCGCCTGTGTGACGGCATCCTGCGCCTGTGTGACGAGGGTTGAGACAATACCGCTCACCTGCCCGCCCTGTGCATCCACATAGGCCTTGTTGACCAGATGGGTGCTATCCGTCGGCGCAAGAGCGCAGCTCAGCAAGCCTGTGAGCGTATCGCCTGTTTTGGAAACGGCGCCTGTCCAGATGGCAGATTGCGGGACAAACTGCCCCTGCCCGCTGAAGATACCAAAAACAAGATCAGCCGGGGCAGGCTGAGATTGCACCGGCAACGCCGAAAGCGGCATACCACTGGGCGTGGATGCCGTGAAACTGTTTGACCCGGACATGGGTTCTCCCGTTACGCGATAAGATAAGGGGTTCCGGAGGGGCTGGTGAGGATCGCACCGCCCGGCAACGCCAGAGCATTGGGGGGCACGGGCGTACCATCGGCCAGACGCGGGACGGGCTGCGCCTGCGCCGCAGGCGTGTCCGCCAGAATGGCCACGGAGATAGGCTGCACGAGGCTGCGCCCCTGCTGCGTGGTAACGCACACCTGAACCTGCTGCACCGTGCCCGGCACGCCGCCCCCCAGAAAAAGACAGGCCTGCCCCTGCAAAAGCGTAGCCCACAGAACTGTCAGATCTGTCATGGCCCCGGTGAGCGTGAGCACGCGGGCGGAAACAGAGATGAGGGAATCTCCTGTTCCAGAAAGCCAGTTTTCCGGGTTCAGGCTAAAATCCAGATTATCGCCGCTGGCTTTGGGCGCCCATGCAAGGCAGAGGTCTTCCGCCACCAGCCCCCGCAAACGCAGGCCGGGCGGCGGTGTGAGCGGCAGTGTGCGGGCCGGAGCGGGCTGCCAGTTAGGGGATGGCAGAGGCGGGATCATGCCGGGGGCTCCGGCAGGGTTGTGCGGGTTGTCTCCTGCCCTTGTGCAATGGCCCGCAGGGCTTTGAGATACTCCACCCACACCTCCGGGGTCGGGTCATTCAGGGCGCCATACTCTTCCCACACGGTCTGGCGGGCCGTGACCAGTGCATTGCGGGCCTGCATTGCCAGCGGCACGGGCGGGATGGGTGCTGTGTAGTCAATCACTTTTCCCGCCAGCACACCGCGGCCCGTCGGCAGGCGGAAAGAGGTAATATCAGACCAGTCTTCCGCGCTGACGGGAAGCAGGTTTGAGGCAGGCGGGACAGTTGCGACGCTGCCCATCCCCCATGTATCATACCAGCCTGTTACCGGAGTAGGCTGGGTGGCTGACAGATCATACGCCGCATAATAACGGTCTGGATAAAGTGTTTTTATGTCTGTCATTAGCGTGGTCCGATCGCAATAATCGAGACAGTTTCATTGGATGAATTACTGTCCGGCGGAATATTGATGGCAAATTGTGTGCTGGACCAGTTGTACGTCCAGACATCCATATCCCCGTTCTGACTGGCATTGGCGACAACCGCAACAGGCGTGGCGGAAAACGCAACGGGGAACGTCACATAATTTGTGCCACTTCCGGCATGGACAATGTTAGGCACTGTAAACGCCTGTATGCGGTGCCCATAGGCCAGATTGATCACACGATTATCGGATGTTGCGAAGTCATTCGCGTAAGTTGCCGCAGTGACGTAATTTTGCAGGCTGGAAACTGGCGCATAGTTTTGCAGGCTTGAGGCGGGCGCGTAGTTCTGCAGATCTGATTTTGTGGCGTAATTCTGGAGATCAGACTGGGGGGCATAGTTTTGCAGGTCTGACACATACGCGACATCCCCGTACTGACTGTCATTCAGGCGCTGGTTCTGGCTCCACTGGATATAACGCCATGTCCCGTCATTAAATTGCAGGGAGAGCACAGCCCGGAAAGTTGTGCCCACCTGCTCCTGCAGGCCCATTGAAAACTGCCCGCCTCGCCCTTTGGCTTTGGAAGAAAAGGTTGGATAGTTGATATAATCCCCGATTTGCGGGTTAGTCGGGCTGGCCTGCGCAAAGACCCCGGCAAACCCTTCCTGCACCAGAGCCCCCTCCACCGTCAGCCAGGAGACAACGCCCCCGGACAAAGGCAGATATCCGGTAAACAGGTTTTGCCATGCAGCGCCTGACGCACCGGGGGTGGAGACGTTATCATCCGTTGTGGAAACCCAGAAGGTACCGGGGGTAGTCCCCGACACAACAGCACCGGCGGGATAACCACCGATGGACTGCGCAAAGCCTGAATCAAACATTCCCCAGCATCCGGCCTGATACGCGCGGAGAATTTTGGAAATAAGGTTAAGCAGGCCGTTCATATCCTGCCCGCGCGGGGGCACGCCCCCGGCGGAACGGGCTATAAAGGTTTCCGGCGGAAAGCCCAGTGCGAGAGAGGCCGTGCCATCCCCCGGATGCGCCTGTGTTGCGGGAATGGCCGCAATGTCACTCCCCGCAGCGTTTTCTGCAATAGGTGTAGCGAGACGGGCGGGAAAATCAGACTGCTTCATGCATGCCCCCTGATGGCGTAAGAGACGGCCACACCGGCCGGACGCGGCAGAACGCCGCTGCTCTGGATGATAGAAATTTGCACATCGGTCGGGATAAAATTAAAAACGTAGCTCATGCTCATTGTGCCGTGGTCTTCCACCCACGCATCGCCCTGCCCGGCAAACAGCGCCATGAGAATGGCGTTCAGGCTGAGGACAGAACCATCCGTGATATTGGCCATTGCCTTAGCGTAAATGAGCTGACGGAACCCTTCATCAGACAGGCGCACATTGCTGCTTGTCGCCGTGCCGTTATACCAGGGGGCCGTGTTAAAGCCCTGTTCAGTCAGGTCAGCCGCCTCTAAAAACCCGACGAAATTTTCAGACGAAATTGTCAGGACACGCTGAACGCCGACAATCCGGCCCCACACATCCAGCCCATATCCCTGCGCCGTGGCGATGTTCCAAATATGGTCATACCACTCACTAATCAGATTCGCCGGATCAAAAGCCTGATTCCACGCGGTAATGAGCGCGTTGATCCCCGGCGCGCAGGCATATTGCGACAGGAGTGTTTTCTGCACACTCTGCATCAGACAAACTCCACGCTGATGGTGGTGCTATCCAGCGTCGGGATCTGGTTTGCCTGCATCTGCACGGATAGGCCCGTGGGGTTTGCGCTGGTGCCAAGCGTGATTTCCGTAATCTGGGCCCATCCGCCAAGAGCCGAGACAGCCGCATAAAACCGGCTTGCATAGAGTGTGCTGGCAATCCGTGCGCGGATTCCGCCATCATCCCCCAGAAAAACAGATTGTACGGCAGCCTGAATATCCGATGTTCCGGTTGACGGCACGGCAGCGGAGGCAACGAGACGCACTGTGACATAGACCGGCGTGGCAACAGGCCTTTGAAAACTGACTGTGTAGCTCGGCGGTGTTCCGTATGTGCTGGCCGGGTCTGTGACCGTGACGGTGGTGGTGCCATTACAGGCGCAGCCCGGAGGCTTTTTGCGCAGAATAGCCAGAGCAATGTCCGCATCCGCGCCGCCATTGACGCACACATACAGACTATGCGGCGCGAGTGTTACACCATTGACCGTGACACTCGCGGCGGTGCTGTTATCTGTCACATAGGCGTCCGTCACCCCCGAGACAGCCTGAACAGCGGCGGAAATGGCATCCAGCGGGCCAATGGCGTTTGCGGCAACCGATGTTTTACGCCGGGCCTCAAATTCTGTGCGGCTTTCCACCGCGCGGCCCGTAACGCCAGCAACCGGGTTATTCACCCCGCTCCACCCGGCCACGGACTGGCTGATACGCACGCTGCCAGCCGGGCACACAACCTCCCCCGCGCTGGTGCAGGTAAAAAGCCCCTGCGCGGTGCCGGTGCCATCCAGTGTCAGGATCGTGTTCGCTGTGTAGCTGTTGCCGGACTGATCCGTAATCAGCGTGCCTTGCGGAATGACCGTGCCTGCCGCCCCGGTGCAAACACAGGTGACGGTTGTGGGCGTGGCAGGCAGGCGGGACATAAAATAAATGCGCCCGATGGCATCCTGCATCCGGCCTTCAGCGCGGGCCGGGTCCACCCCGTTGGCAAGAGCCAGAAACTGGTCATACGCATCCCCCAGAATGGCGGTGAGCGACATGGCAAGCTGGCCCTGTGGCGTGGAAAGGTCCGTTGTCAGGGTATTGCCAAAAGCGGCGTTGATATCAGCCAGAACGCCGGTGAGCATATCGGCTTCTTCCGGCATGATGAAGCCCGTGGCATCCAGTACAGGAGCCGGGACAGATGTGGTGCCGGAAGAGGCTGTGCCGGAGGACGACAGGCTGGCAGAGGGTTCAGAGGCTGACAACGGTCTGGCTCCCATCGGTAAGAGTAAGCTGGATCACGCCAGACAGGCGGCGGGCCGGGCTGAGGCCGGTGAGAACACAGACAGCCTGCGCCACGCCGTCCACACCGAGGGCTGTCTGTTCAACATCCGCGCGGAACAGAGCCGCGGACTGGGTGCGCCCCAGAATGGCGGTGAGATAAGGCAAGCCGAGTGTTGTGTTGTACCAGCACTCCCCCAGAAAGACGCGCACCGCACAGGCGACGTTCTGGGCGACGGCATAGGGTGCTGACGCGACGGCAATGCTGCCGCTGGCGTCAACCACCAGATCCCATGTTGATCTGTCGAGAAGCAGGGTTTGCATTCTGAGGGTCTTTATATTTGTGTGGGTGTGACAGAGGACGCGATGCGCTGAGACGATGCGCTGCGGACAAGTGTGCCGGAACGCTATGGGTGACCACGCAGGGCCACAACCGGGACACCCCTGAAAACTGAATAGGGTTTATCCGCCGGATGCCGCAGAGGGCCAGGCAACCTTAGCGCCAGCGTGACGTTTGAAGAGCAGATCCATGATGGAACAGGTTTGAGGTGCAGGCCTGAGCAGACCCCGTTCTGCACGCCTGAACGCTGTGCGGTATTTGCGCAGCCTAAAAAGGTTTTCTTAAGACTGCATCATTCTGAACTGAACCCTTATTGTATAGTCCAGCAGGCAAAGGCAGATGACCATGAGCGCCAGATCAGCCCATACTGACCAGACAACCGTGACGCTGGGAGAGGAAACCGTGCAGCGCGGTGCGGGCGGAGAAACGCACCAGACAGCAGGCGGTGATGTCCCGACCCTGACAACACAGCAGGGTGTGCCGGTTTCTGACAACCAGAACACGCTGAAGGCCGGTGCGCGTGGGCCGAGCCTGATGGAAGATTTCCATTTTCGGGAAAAACTGTTCCATTTTGACCATGAGCGCATCCCGGAACGCGTTGTGCATGCGCGCGGTTATGGAGCGCATGGTTATTTTGAACTGACCAACTCGCTCTCCAACATTACCAGCGCGGATGTGTTGCAGCGTGAGGGCGAGCGCGTTCCGGCGTTTGTCCGCTTTTCCACCGTGGCAGGCAGCAAGGCTCGACCGACCTTGCGCGGGATGCGCGGGGCTTTGCCGTCAAGCTGTATACCAAGGAAGGCAACTGGGACATTGTGGGGAATAATATCCCCGTGTTCTTTATTCAGGATGCCATCAAGTTTCCGGATATGGTGCACGCGGTGAAGGAAGAGCCGGACCGGGCCTTTCCACAGGCGCAGTCCGCGCATGATAATTTCTGGGATTTTATCTCCCTCACCCCGGAAAGCATGAACATGATCATGTGGGTGATGTCCGACCGGGGCATCCCCCGCTCCTTCCGCTTTATGGAAGGGTTTGGGGTGCATACCTTCCGCTTTGTAAACAAGGCGGGCCAGTCCACCTACGCAAAATTCCACTGGAAACCAAAAATGGGTTTGCAGTCGGTTGTGTGGAATGAAGCCCTGAAAATCAGCGGGGCGGACCCGGATTTTCATCGTCGTGATTTATGGAATGCCATTCAGTCCGGCAATTTTCCGGAATGGGAGCTGGGTGTTCAGCTTTTTGACGACGAATTTGCGGACCGGTTTGAGTTCGACATTCTGGATGCCACCAAGCTGATCCCCGAAGAAGTGCTGCCGGTGCAGCCCGTGGGGCGTCTGGTGCTGGACCGCATGGTAGATAACTTCTTTGCGGAAACCGAGCAGGTTGCGTTCTGCACACAAAATATTGTGCCGGGTGTGGATTTTACCAACGACCCGCTTTTGCAGGGCCGCAACTTCTCCTATCTCGACACGCAGCTTAAACGGCTGGGTGGGCCGAACTTTACGCATATCCCCATCAATGCGCCCAAATGCCCCTTCCATACCCTTCAGCAGGATGGGCATATGGCCATGCAGAACCCGAAAGGGCGTGTGAACTACGAGCCGAATTCCTGGGGGGGAGAGGCTGGTGGCCCGCGTGAAAACCTTGAAAAGGGGTTCAGGACATTCCCGGCGGAGGTGAGTGGCCAGAAGGAGCGGGTGCGGTCTGAAAAATTTGCAGACCATTACAGTCAGGCCCGCCAGTTTTACAAAAGCCAGACCGAGGTGGAGCAGACGCATGTGCAAATGGCCATCACCTTTGAACTGAGCAAGGTGGAAACACCGGCTATCCGCAGCCGCGTCGTCTCCCATCTGCGCACTATTGATGAAGGGCTGGCTAAAGCTGTAGCAGACGGTCTGGGGCTGGACACGCTGCCAGAGGCCGCACCACCTGCGCGGAAGGTGGTTGATCTGCCGCCCTCCCCGGCTCTCAGCATCCTGAAAAATGGCCCCAAAAGCTTTGCCGGCCGCAAAATTGGTGTACTGACAACCAATGGGGCCGATGGGGCCTTGCTGGAAGCCTTACAGAAAGCCGCAAAAGCGGAAGGCGCTGAAGTCGAACTGATTGCGCCGCAGATTGGCGGTATCAAAACCGCTGATGGCAAGCATGTGCCTGCGGCCCAGCATGTGCCGGGTGGTCCCTCCGTGCTGTTTGACGCGGTGGTTCTTCTGCCCTCCGCCGACGGCGCAAAGCAGCTTGCGCAGGATGCCGATGCACGGGATTTTGTGACGGATGCTTATGCCCATACCAAATTTATTGGCTACACGTCTGACGCCCTGCCGCTGCTGAAACGTGCCGGTTTGGTCGATGATGCTGTGGATGGGGGCGTGATTGAACTGAAGTCCGGAAAAGATGCGGACGGGTTTGTAGCATCCTGCCGGAAACTGCGGTTCTGGGAGCGTGAGGCGTCTGTTCATTCTGTGTAAGCAGCGTGAGGAGCCTTAACTCTGCGGAGTGCCGGTTGTGCCCGAACCGGGCTGGACGCGGGGTGAGTGTGGTGTGTGAGAGAAATACCGCTCGCCGTGGCGTCCTGTGAAACGGTGAGTGGGCCGTCTATCGAGACAGGGCCGGTGATGTGCGTGGTCTGGGCATTAATGCTGACTGTGCCACTGGTTTTTAGAGTAATGCCGTTTTCACTAAACCAGAGATAGTCCTGCGGGGTGCCGTTGAGAAAGCCGCCGATATAGAGGGCGTCCGCCATGTTCTGCTGCCTGAATGATCCGGGGGCAGCACTGGCGCGGGCTGTTTTGACGTTGAAAATGTCACGGTCCGCTACCAGAGCGAGGCCGATATCCCCTTCTGAGGGATCAAGAATAACGGCGCGGGTGCCGCCCTGAAGCCGGAAATAGGGCACGTTATACAGCACACCATGCGGCGTGACGCGCCCCGAAGCATCCTGCTGATGCACGAGAGGTTGTACATCCACCGTGCCGACCGGATTAAGACCTGTGCCGGACACTCCTTTGACCTGCACGGGAATAATGGTCCTGCGGCCAGAGAGAAGCCGGGTGACAACTGTGTTCAGAGCACTGAAATCTGACGCACTGGCATCGGCCCGATTGAAAACAGGGTACGTGCTGGCGGACGCCTGAGACGCGCTCTGGTTCGGGGATGTTGGCGTGGCGGTCTGGGCTGGAGAGACTGGGGAAAAGGTGGCGGTTTGGGTCATGGAAGGTGCCTCAGGACTGAGTGCCTCATGCTGCCACTGTCCGGCAGGGTTGTGCGACGAGATCCGTAAACCATGCGCCGTGAGGAGTTTCTGTTTGCAGGGTGTGGCGCACCTGTGTGGCCGTCCAGAGGCCCACCGGCACAGGCCCGCTTTTCTGCCCCCAGCCTGCGGGTTGGTAGCGGCTGTGCAGAGCGATCAGGCTGTTAAAACTGATGCGCGGATTGAACAGCATCCGCAAAGCAAGCCCTCCGGCGGACCATGCGGGATAGCCGATCAGCCCGGTTTCTGCTGAGACCGACACAGCCTGCGCGGAACTGGCAAACGGGGTGTATGATCCCGTGCCCGACGCGGTAATCTGACCCGTAAAAAGAGCTGGCCAGACGGACAGGTCTCCGCGCCCAAGCCCGGCGCATAGCGGCACAGTATCCAGACACTGGCTGAGTTGCTGGCCGGGGCTTCCGTGAAAATACGGGTCATGCAGGACAAGACCGGGGCCGTGATACCGCAGGGTCAGACCGGCTTTGGCCGCAATACCGCCCAGCGCCTGCTGAGCGGAAACCGCGCCTTTATACCTGTCGGGCTGGCAGGCATAGCGTTGGGAAGGACTGTTGAAAAAGCCTGTGCAACAAAGGCGATATCCGGTGCACTGGTATAATCCACATAGGCCAGTGTAATGCCGCCCTGAAAAATGAGCGCCGTTCCCCCGGCTGCATCCGGGGCTGTCAGGAGAAGTTCGCTCGCGCTTTGCCGGGTGGGGTCTGGAGTTGCCATACTCAGGCGGTTCATGACGTCCGGGGTCATGCCCTGCACCCGCACGGTTGCACTTTCTGCTGTAGGGAAGCGTGCCTGAGTGACTTCAGCGTGTACGCGCAGGCCGGACAGGGTGATCGTATCCTCGCCATCAGGACCAAAAGCCTGTGATAGCAGCCGGAACGTCACATCCACAGCGCGGTTCTGGAGCGAGGTTTGCGACATGGTGAGCGTGATCCGGAGCCAGAGTGTGGAAGGTCAGGATGACCAGATGGGAGCGTAGAGCAGGAGAAAACGCGAACCGAGGCCGGTTGTGTCCGGGTCCTGCTGGCCCTGAGTGTCGGCAAACAGGAAATCTCCGGGCAGGCCGATAGCGGCGTCCCGCACCAGCCATGTGCGGTCCTGACACAGCACACCGGACAGAAGCCGCGTAGTACTGGAATCAAAATCCGCATACAGGCCGGTGCTGCGCTGACGCAGGGTGATCTGCACGAGGGTGCCGGAAAGCGAAACCTTGAGTGTCTGCGCGGGAAGAGCCGACAGAGGCACGGTGAGCAGGGAAGAGGCGGAGACCATGCTGCCCTGTGCTGTGGTGATGACACCTGAGGACACCTGTGATGTTTGCTGGGATAGTGAAGACATGCGGAAACCACTCCGGTTATGCGGGGCTGGAGGGTGTTTGTGATATTTTATGGAAAAAAGGGCGGTTGTGCGGAGCACGGAGCACGGAGCACGGAGCACGGAAGGGCTTCTTGAGGTCTTCCTCAAGGGCGGCCATCAAAAAAAAGACCGGCGTCTCTGATACTTTGCCCCGCTATGCCCGCAAAAAGTCTGCTCCCCTGCCGGTGGATGGGCAGGAGAGCAGGAAAGAGTATGTTTATTAAAGCTGTTTTGTGTAGCCGAGCAGTTTTGTTTTCAGGTCAGCGGCGAGTTTCTGCAGATCGGCGTTTTTAGATTCAGCGCTGCTCAGATCAAGCGCCGGAATTGTCGTTTTTTGGTGCCAGCAAGGTAGCGCACATAGCGTTTGTCAAATGCCGCGCCGTGCAGGGCCTTCATCTGATCAATCACTTTCTGGCTCTGTGCTGAGGGCTTGGCCGCCAGTTCTGTCTTACCGCTTGCCGCGAGTGTGGCCAGCGTATCGTGATTGACTGTCAGATCCTTGACGATTGTTGTGCCAAGCTGTGCGATATCGCTCCGGGCAGCATGCGTCTGGGCAAGCGTGGCCAGTGCGATATGGGTCAGATCGGCATCATTGATGGCGGCGGCGAGATTTGTATCAGCCACGGGAAACGGTTGTGCCAGAGCGGGCAGCGGGGGCGCGGGCGGCTGGCCGGGGTTCATGCAGGCGCTCAGGGCAAACAGTGAAACAACGAGGGACGAGCAGGTCAGCACCTGATGACGGGACGGACGCAACATGATCAGCAAATTCTCCTTTGACCGCAGCAACCGTTTTGCAGGACAGCGCGGAGCCTCAGACAACACTCTTTAACAGTCCCATGATAATAGCGTATGAAAAGGAAGAAAAGGCAATACAGGAGTGGCAGACGCCTGATTTGAAGAGAAATTCTATAGAAGTCATAATACAAACGTCATATTAACACGAGAAAATCATATTTTGTCAGGAGAGAAATATTTTATGCGCTGTCTCTCCTCTTGCATTGCATGAAAAGAGCACTGTAGCGTAATAACTCTGTACGTCTTGATAAAAGCTTTTTTGGACATGGTGTGAGGATAGTCGGGAAAATGAAGTGTCGTCTCTGGGGTCTGTTTGCGGTTACCTCGCTCTCTGTCGGTTTAAGTGGATGCGGGTATTTTGATTCTCGCTCTGCCCATAAAGCACAGATCGCGATGCTCGGGATGACATCCTATGATCTTCAGGCCTGCGCGGGGCTGCCGTCAGCCACCAAACAGATTAATGATACGACGCAGATTTTTGTTTACACAGGCTCTCAGGCCGCGCCGAGCTATGGTGGCTCCACGCTTATCCCGGTGGGGGATATCTCAACCCTTGTCAACGTGCTGGGCGGCGGTGGCGGCACGGGCTGTACGGCCGTAATCCGTCTGGATAATGACCGCGTTTCCGACGTGCATTATACCGGTAATGATGATGAAATGATCGGCACGGACGGCGTGTGCTCGATCATCACCCGTGGGTGTGCCCGCCAGCCGGAAGGCACGATGAACCGCTCTACGGGCGGGATTTTTGGTCCTGTTTCGGCCTTCCACCCGCCAGAACGCCGCAGCAGTCTCCCTCTGCGACCTATTCCAAACAGTCTGGAAATGTTGAGCTGAATACCGAGAAGAAATCTGCCGCACCGATTATTGTGCCGCGGACCCAATAAAAACGGGCCGGAAAAGGCTGATTTAACCGGGAAAAGGGGTGTTGTGCTTGCAACATCCCCTTTTTATTGATGGGCTCCATCAGATGTTTGGGGTGCGCCCGTAAGCTGTGAAGTACGGGATGCCTGTGAAAACGCTTTTTCTGTCACCCAGCGCAAGGCTGTGCGGCCTTCTTCCTGTGTTAAAACCCCGGAATCCACATCCTGCCCGACTGTCAGAGAGGCGAGGTCTATTTGCAGTAATAGTCTTGACTGTGCGCCGAGAGCGGCTGAGCCATACTGGGTATGGACCTGATAAATACAGGTGAAGCGCTGAGACGCTGTGCCTTTTGCGAACGGGTATTTTGAAAAACAGTCTGAGACCGCAGCGTGCATATCCCCTCTGCCATGATCATCCGTACAGCCCGGAAGCAGCAGGCTGACAGTGAAAAGAGCAAGCACCCGCGCCGCGTGGAAAAACCATATGGACGGCGCTGGGCGGCTTTTATGGGCTCTGGCAGAACAAAAGGCGTGTGGGAGAAATGTCATGATCCGCGCATGTATCACACAAAATGAAAATTTCTTTCCAAGGAATAAAGAGGATGGTGCTGGAAAGCCAGAGGCGGGCGTGTATTTTCCCGCTCTGGCATTAGGGTGCGACAGTATGCGGCGCTAAAGCGTGTTTTTCAGCAGGGTTGCCGCGTCCAGAGTATTGTTCGATGTGTTGCCTAAAACCGTCGGGAAGGAAGAGCCGGACGCCATCAGGGATCGTGCCGAGACAAGACCGGTGCAGACCGTGCGGCTGCTGCGGGGTTTGTGTCTGTGTAAAAATCTGTGTGCCGGTCAGCCTGACTTCCTGAAGGGTGATTTCCACCATCGGCATGGTGATACCGTGCCGCGCATCCCGCACCCAGCGGTGACCGGTAATGCTGACATTGCTGTATTTCCGCTCGGGTGTGATGACCGCGTAGAGTGAGAGGTCAGCTTCAAGCGCTGCCAGTGTATTGAAAAATGTCTTGCGAACATAAAGGGCTTCCACGCCTGCAAGGCGCGTGAGGTCCATCCCGGAAAAGAGGCTGACTTCCGTGCCGGACAGGCCGGTTTCCGAGCCGTCACACACCATCAGCACGCGATGCTGCCGGGGTGTCTGTACTTTGCTGTAGGACAGAAATGCGCCGTCCTCCAGCGGGGCTGTGGCGATGGGACTGCTGCTTTCCGCCGAGACGGACATGACGCGGGCGGCGGACAGAACGCAGGTTCCGGCACTGGTAAAAATACCCCACTGGCCGGCGGCCTGACTGATCATCAGATCATCCAGCACCGTGCCGAGGCTGACGGACGCCGCTGCCCGGATGCCGGTTGTAACGGACTGCCCCAGCAACGCGGGCACGCCTGCGGCAACGGGGATATCCCACACCGAAGGCAGGGTGACGGGCACCATGGGCATGGGAGGCTTCCCGCGCTTCTGTTTCAAACGCGCGGTCGGCGGCATAATTTTCCAGCGTGATGGGCGTGTTGTACAGCCCCGGCACGGTGATGGTGTAAACGGAATTTGCGGCTGTAATGTCATAATCAGACATGCAAGCGGGCCTCCTTGCGGGGGGTTTTCTGGTGCGGGCTTTTCACTGAAGTCTTTCTGCTCTGGGCTTCACTGGGCTTCTACAGAGGCCAGAGCGATAGACTGCACGGACTGACCATCCATGTAGAAAAACCGGCCCTGCACGGTGCCGCGTGCGGCGCGGACAGCGGCGGATGTTGTCGAGGCCCCCGGCAGAAGATACCAGCCCCGGGTGGAGAGGACGGTATCAATACTCCGCCCGGCATCCGCATTGACGGCCTGCTTCTGCGCATCAGACAAAGTGACATTGGGCTGGATGGCCCCGAAGGACAGGGCGGTATCAATCGTGCTCTGTACGGCGGTGGCGATCAGCGAATCTCCGACGGAGTTATAAGGGATCTGCCCGGCGCTGGAGAACAGGGTGATGAGGTCATTCTGGAAGCTGGCGTTCATCCAGATCTGGTTGATATAGCTATCTGCCCAGCTAAACGGACCGGAGACAGCCCCGTTATTCAGAAAACTGAATGTGGAATCTGTGCTTTTGTAGGAGCCATAAAAGCTGTAGCCATTCCCGAGCAAAGCCTGCGCCTGTGAGGCTGTGAGGCTGGTGAGGGGCAGGACCGCGCCGTTGTTGCGGAACATCAGCGTTGTGCGCCCCCCGGCCCGGTTGGGATTGAGGCTTGCGGCCCAGCCGAGGCACAGGGCGGCGGCCAGTGTGCCGCTGTTATTCTGCGCATTGCACAGGCAGGTCAGGCCCGGTGTGCTGGCTGCCGCAACGGTCGCCCCGAAGCTGGTTGTGGCATTGGCGCTGAGGATGGATGCATCACTATCCTGCACCACGCCCCAGTAGCGGTTGGGGTGTGCGGCCAGCCATGTAGCGATCTGGGTTTTGGCGGCAGCTTCAGGCTCGGACGCGAACAGGAAGGGGGACCAGTCCGTGGCCTGATCAGCCGCAGTAGAGAGATAAGTGCCATATTCCTCTGCAACGGGCGTGGCGGGAAGCTGGAAGAAATAAAGTTTTTCCGGCGTGTCCTGCGCGTTTGTGTAAGCCGAGAAATAGATGCTGGCGATACTGGCTTCCACAGAGGTTGCGCCACAGACAGCAGAAACCTCCTCCGCTGAAGCGAATGAGGAAACGCCAGATGACAGCGCCGTATTCTGGGAAAACACCATGCCGTTGAGCAGGCTGACAGTGCCACCCGGAGAGAGAACGCCCGGTGTGACGGTGACGAGGGAGCTGATGGGAAGCGTCATGCGGAAGGAGACCCCTGTGAACTGGTGACGTCTGCCAGCACGAGCCGGGCCGCAGACGCCATGGATTGTGGAAGTGAGAGGGCGAAGCTGGCCTGAAGGTGCAGGTCGATCTGCCAGTGCTCTTCATATTGCTGCTCTCCGTTGACAAACGGGAACTGGCGGGCGGACCCGGCATAGAGGGGTGCGATGCGCGGGATGTCTGCCGGGCTGCCGAGCAGTCTTGCAGATGGGGCGGATGCAGCCGGTGCAGGTGCGCTTTGCTGAAACACCGCGAAAAATTCTGCGGCCCAGCCATTCTGGAACAGGGTGCTGATGCGATGCAGGTTGTCAGCAGCACCCTGCCCGAACAGGCTGACCTGCACGGTGACCTCCTGCTGTTGCAGGATGATGCGGCTTGTTGCGGTGTAGCGCGTGGCACTGGTGGCAACCGGCTGATGGAGCAGCACGGCCATAAGAGCAAACGGACCGTTGGGGGCGGGCATGCGGTTTTGTCTGGCGAGCAGCACGGGCATGTCCGGCGGCAGAACAGCCAGCAGAAAAGCCCGCAGGACGGTAGTCAGTGCTGCCGTTACGGGAGGCAGGCTGACGGACGCTGACGGGTAACCAGAAGTTTCGACCATTGGCCGCCTCCCCATGTTTCGGGCTGGCCTGTGACCAGCCATTCCGAGCCTTCAAACACTAAAATATCGCCGCCGAACTGGTGGGCGCGGTCGATGCCCTTGAGTTCCGATGGCAGATAGACCACGCGGGTATCTGTGCTCTGGTTCAGCCCGGCAACCTGTGTGAGATCCGCGCTGGAGGCGGCCTGCACCATGATACGGAGCAGGAGGTCCTGATAGCGCGGGATGACTGTCCCATCGGGCTGTGTGCTGTGCCCCTCCTGCGCGCGGAGGGTTGCGATGATGGGGGGCGTCAGGCTGCTGATCTGCGCTGCGGCGAGGCGAAACAGGTTTTTCATGCGTCCACCTGAAAGCTGACGCTATTCTGCAAGGTTCCTGTTTCCACCAGAGGGTTATCAAACCCTTTATGCCGGACTGTGGACGTGGCATTAGGTGGGGTGTGGGTTTGCCGGATGGTATCCGTGATATCCGCCTGCATACTGTGCCCCACTGCGGTGAGAGCCTGTGATATGGGGGCGCGTGCTGTGAGGATTTTCAAAAGCGTCTCGAAATTCTGGAGGCTCTCGGAAGAAGACTGTGTGGCCCCTGCCCCGCCAGAGGGAGTGCCTGCGCGGGTGCGAAGGCTGACCCTGTGGGCATCGGCTAACTGGCGGACCCATGTGTTGCGGCAGCGCGTGATGGTCTGGCGCAGAAACGGGCGCGGTGGAATGACGATAGGATGCCCGCCCCTGCCCTGCACAACCGCGCCAAACTCCTGCACCGCAGCGATAGAGGCAACAGGGGTGCCGTCTGCCTCCGTGGCTGTTTTGAAAAACCCGGCTTTGACAGACGGGATCTGGGTGGAGGACGTGCCGGACGATGTCAGACTTGGCGCGGAGGCTGGTTCGGGCTGATGTGTTGCGGTCGCTTTGGCAGGAGAGAAAGAGGCGGCCGTGGTGCTGGCTGACATGGGTGCAGACGTAGACGTAGGCGCAGGCGCAGGCGCAGGCGCGAGTATCGGCATGAAAGCAGGGCTTTCTTTGACTACGATTTTAGGGAAACGGGTGTAAATCCGTCTGACCGAAATCGGCTGAGACGCTGTGGGGTGCGGCGATATGAGGCGCGTCTGCTATGGCCATGACAGCGGGATTTGCGGGGAACCCGGCACGTAGCGGGCGGTGCGCAGGAACGACGTGGCCGCCCAGTAGGCGGCACCATAAGGCGTTTGCGTCCACCAGGACTGAGAGGCCGTGACTGGCCCCATGTCCGCCTCTACCGCGACGCTGCCCATACGGGCGGACGTAATGCGGCCAACCAGTGTGGGCTGCTCCATGCCGGAAGACGCGGACAGACCGGAGGTGGAGGAAGCGCTGGAAGCAAGTGCCCCGCCTGCTCCGAACCCCAGTTGCGCCAGATGGGCCGTGATCAGCCCCAGCAGGATGGCGCGGCGGGAGAGGTTGCTGACGGGTGAGGTTTCGTCATTCGCTAAAAACAGGCTGGCCTGATCAAAACAGGCCTGTGCGCCCTCTGCCCCGACGGTGGCAAAGAGCGCGGGGTAGCGGGTTTGCCAGACCTGCGCGTCAAACAGCACGGAGGGCATTGGGACTTTCCTTTACGGAACTGGCTGGGAATAGAGATGGAGCCGCCCCCGCCCTTCAGGCCGGGGTGATGCCGGGAGCGGGTGTGGCGGGGTTGAGCGGTTCCGTGCCGGTGCGCAGGGCGGCCTGTTCCCGCGCCTGTCCGGTGGCTTTTTCAAGCGTTGTCTGCGCGAAGATCAGGCCGTTTTTCAGCAGCGGGTACTCCGCATAGGCGCGGGACCACGCGGCCCAGAACTCTGCCGGGATGGGGGTCAGGCCGTAGCCGCCGATCACGGCGGAAGCGCGGGTGCCCGCCAGTTCATGCCGGGCTTCCCCCAGTGACAGCACGAGGCCGTTGGGCAGTTTGCAGCCAATAGTGACGGTGGAGGGTGTGGCCATGCCGGGATGTTTCCTTGCAGTGAGGGTATGAGAAAAGAAGGCGGATACGGGAACGGTTTTTACAGGCCAGCCATGGTGGCGATGCCTGCGGGGACGTAGATGATGGCGCCCCATGTGCCCTGAGAGAGTTTCTGCTTCCATGCGGAGGCGTCCGTCACCACGGCGTGGGTACGGAGTTTTTCTGTAAAGGCAGTTTCTGCCGTTTTCTGTGCGCCGACATGCTCGGCCATGATCTGCATGGTCTGAGTGGTGCTGCCCGCGGCATCCCCATACTCGACCGCCTGCACAAAACGCAGGTTGGGATAGGTATCTTTCAGGAGGGAGGCCGCAGACAGGCCGAAACTGTTACGGCGGGTCAGCAGGCCCATGCGCGTGGGGGACAGGCCGAGAACCATCGGGGTTTCCGTATCCACTAGCCCGGCGGTCTGGCTGCGGAGCTGGTTGATGAGGGCAATGACATCATCCTGCCGTTCTTCCGGCGTGGCGGCGCCCAGCCGGTGCCGCCTGCGGCCTTGATGGCGGGTGTGATGGCGGCAGGCAGGCGCGGGTCATTCAGATACCCATACAGGCGCAGGCCGTTGATCCCGAAAAAATAAGTCTGGTTCTGGAACTTGTTCAGCTTGAGCGCCGCGGCTTCCCGCAGGCTGGCGGCCCACTGGAGGCGGGCCTGACCGGCCAGAGCCAGTTCCATTTCCCCCCACGAGACGAACACCTGATAATGGTAGGACTGGCGGTCCGGGTACGTGGGGTTCAGGCTGACCTGACCGTTGCCGTTCCAGTCACCATAGCTGGAGACCTCGCCGGTTGTCTCGATCATCGGGAAAATGGCGGTGCGGGTCACCCAGTCCCCCTTACGGACCTCGCCCAGCAGTTCCGCCGCGCGCATGGGGGCGAAGGCGACCTTGATAAGGGCCGGATCGACCATGCGCTCATGAAGGCCGGGATGCCGCCGCTGGCGGTGGTGGACAGCGCTGGCTGGGCGTCCTGCGCCAGCGCATCCGACGCAAGCAGGCTATTGGCGATCATGCCGCGTGCTTCCGGCATGATGAAACCGAGGCGATTGAGTTCCGCCAGATGTGTTGTAAAATCGCTCATACAGCGTGGCTCCAGCTTGAGATTTTGACAAGGTCACCCGCAGCACCAGCCGAGGCGACGTAAAAACGGGTCTGCACGGCACCGGAGACGGTGGTTCCGGCTGCGGCGGTGCTCAGACTGCCATCTGTTGTGGCGGCAAACACGGCCTGCCCCGGCGTGGCGGCGGTGGTGCTGGTGGCCCAGAAATCCCCCGCCGTGAACAGGCTGACCGGAAAACCCTGAGGGATGGTCAGGCTACTTTCATCAAACAGGCTGCTGATCTGGCCTGAAAGGTCCCGATGCACGAAGCCGTCCGGCGCGGTGGTGGTGCCGCTGGCGGGCGCGTTGGCCACGCTGCGACCATCTGTCTGCACCCAGCCGAACGCGCCGATGGTGCACCCTCCGGCTGCGGCGACCAGAGCGCCCTCCCCTGCCGGAAAGGTGGCTGTGGGGTTGAGGGATGCGAAATCTCCCGGCAGGCCGGGGGCGGGCTGGGTGTTGATCTGTGTCTGAAAAGCCATGAATTATGCTTTCACCGTAATGCGGCCAAGGCCGAACGTGTCACGAAAAGAGACGGTTTTTTCGGCATCCATCCCGAGCGGGGCTGCTTTTTCCGTCAGGCGTGCGACCTGCTGGAACAGGGGCCTGTAAGCCTCTTCCGGCAGACCGGTGAGGTCCATGCCCTGTTCACGGAGGGCGAAGCCGTAGACAGCGGTGGCGCTGTCCATCGTCACATCCCCCACAAACGGGCGCACGGCGGCGCGGGCGGTATGGAGCGCTTCCATCCGACGAATGACCTCCGCTTCCGCCTGCTGGACGGCCTGTGTGAGGGCGGCGTCCATTGTGATGGGAAGTGGAGCGGGTGCGGTGGTCGGGGAGCCGGAAGGCTGCGGCGTTGGCGGCGTGGCAGACAGTGCGGAGGGCTGTGTGCCGGGGCTGGCGGGAAGGACCACCTGCGGACGACTGGAGGAACCGTTTGGAACAGACAAGGGGTTTTCCGTTTTTTCCGGACTCGGCTGTGTCTGTTCTGACGGCGGGAGTGTGGGGTGTGTCATGGACGCATGATCCCTGTGGAGTGCGGGAGCGGAATCACCAATAATGGCGGTTTTCACGCGTGGTTGCGTGACGAGGGCGAGGTGGTTGAACGTGATGTCTGTCATGGTCAGGCTGTAGGGCATGCCACCGTGCACGCCGCCCTGTGGGATGGCGCGGTAGCGGTAGCCTGCTGAAACGGCGCGTTGCTGGCCGCTTTCTATGGCGGCAATGGCGGACTGGTCCCACACTGTCAGGCTGCCGATCAGGTTTGGGTTTTCAAACCGGACATCGCTCCCGACGGCGCCTACTGTGATTTCTTTGGGGTGGTCCTGCGCGGAGACGGGCTGGTGCTGCATGAGGATGGGTTTGCCCGCCATACTGGCCGCGGCGCGGGCAAGAGCGTCTGGGTCCCGATAGACCTGATACAGCGTATCCGGCTCCAGCCCCAGAGCCTGTGCGCCGGGGATTTCCGACCCGTAATAGGGGCAGACCGTGGCAGCGGAGAGGATGCAGCGGGCAATGTGGAGGTGCCCATCGACATCGGTGCGGCGTACGGAACGGTCCAGCGCGAGCACCACGGCGTCCCGCCCTTTACCGAAGGAAGGCTCTAGCGTGCAAAGAGCACCGGCACTGCGAAGAATGGAGGGGACTGGAACAGGATCTGCGGTGTGATTGGACATAAGAGAGGGTGCGGATGCTGATGTTGAAGCGCGGTGGGCGAACGGGCCGGGCGTCTGGCTGGGAGGGGACCCGGAACTGGCGGGAAGCTGAGGCTGAGCAGGCGGGTCAGGCGGGGTCATGCTTTGTCCTGTCTCGGGATTTTGGGGAAAGGTCGTCTACCCCGGAGCGTGGGTAGCTTTGGGGAGTGTGACCCGGACCGTGCCGGGAGGCGTGTTCAGGCCGCCGGGGGTGCGCCTGCAAGATTGACGGCGGCGTACTGGCCGCTGGTGTCATGCGCGGTGCGGGAGCGGGCTTCCGTGGGGGTGATGATGCCGGAGCGGATGTTCTGGGCGTCGATATCCGCACGGGTTTTCTGGAGTGTGGCGCGGGAGAGTTCATCCATCTGCCAGAGGGAGACGAAGGTGAAGTCGATCTCCGCGTCAATCTCGCCCCACAGGTTGAGCATGACCATGTGCAGGATGGTGGTCAGGTTTTTGCGGTAGAGTGTTTCCTGAAATGCGTGCACGCGGTCATAGAAAACGCGGATTTCTCCGTCTGCTGAGGCGTTCAGGCCGCTGGGGGTGATGCCGGTGAATTTGACCAGCGGCTCCTGCGCCACCGCGCACATCTGCTCCTGTGCCTGCGCTTGCAGGCGGTCCAGCCCGGCGAGGGGGGCTGCCAGAAGCTCCAGTTTTTCCCGGTCTTTATCCAGCACGAAGGTGCCGCGATTGGAGCGGAAGCGGTTGAAGGCTTCGACGCGACTGAGGAGACCCTCCGGGTCCTGCGCGTAGGCGGACATATCGGTGGAGAGGGCCACGATGGAGAACGCATTGAGCAGGTCTGACACGGACTGGCGGGTGCGCAGCCAGTTGTCCACCGCTGGGCGGGCCATTTGTGAGAGCGACAACCCGCCGAAATTATAAGCGGGTTTCAGCAGATCCGGCACAGGGCGCGAGATGAACTGCAACAACCGTGTGCTGTGCAACAGGCCGCCCTGCACCCACCAGCGGGAGGGCTGGTAGAACTCGGCACTGAGAGGGTTTGTGGTGTCATACTGGTCCGGCGTGGTCCAGACGGGTTCGATCGGCACGAGGGCACGGAGGGAGCCTTTGCGGAAGGTTTCCGGCCGGAGCAGCAAAGGGGCTTCCAGCCCGCTGCCGGTGCGGGGCTGGCCGGTATCCACATAGAGCAGGCCCATGCCGTAATAGCCATCATACTCCGCCATGCGGCGCAGGACATCCCGCACGTTCAGGCGAATGAACTCACGCTCCAGATCCGCAAGGCGCTGCTTTTTGTCCGCCGTGCCTCGTGCGCGGAAGGTGATCCATTCCCGCGTGGCCTCCGCCGCGATGACCTCCACCATATGCCGGTATTCGGCCCGCTGGGACATTTCTGCCAGACGGGGATAACCGGGGAAGGCCACGCCCTCCGCCACCGCCTGCCTCAGCCAGCCGAGCAGGCCGGGACTGGTGGAAGCGGTGCCGTCCATCGCCAGATGGGTGCGGCCATCACCGCGCACGCCTCTGGGCGGCTGGTAGGGCCGGAAGATGTCTGCCTGTGGCGGAAGGCTTTGCACACGCAGGGTTTCCGCCATGTCACGCGGACCAATGCCGTGAGGGGCGTTCGGACTGGCGGAAAGCGGGCTGAGAGGGGGGCTGGGCGGGGCAAGCGGAAAGCTGAGGCGCGGTTCCTGTCGGGCGGCAGAAGGTGCTGGAGGTGGCACATAGGGTAGGACTGGGGATGGGGTGAGTGAGAGACCTGATGGGCGAGTTGCAGAGGAGATCAGGCTGCTGCGGGATCTGAGGGGGAGCGCACCGGAGATGGGACATGTTCGGGAGACCGGGCGCGGGCCGGGAGCCAGCGGGACAGGAAGGGCGGGCGGGGCATGGGGGAGGTCTCCGGAGCAGAGGGAGGCTGGAGCGTGTGCGGGGTGGTGCGCTCACAAAAACGTAGGCGACGGAACCCGAAGCCTGTAAGCGGGTTACGGTTTGCGGATTGTCAGAATTGAAGGAACAGCCGGTATGAAAACAGGTTTGACAAAAGCACTGGCAGCGGGACTGCTGCTGGGCGTTATGGCATCCCCTCTGGCCCGTGCGGCGGAGACCGCCACCGGGACGCTGGTGGGCACGGACGGTGCGAATGTGGGCACTGTGACGGTGACAAATGCACCGGGCGGCGTGCTGCTACGGGTGAACGCGCGTAACCTCACGCCGGGCTGGCATGGGATGCATTTCCATGAAAAAGCGAGCTGTGAAGCCCCGAAATTTACCAGCGCGGGCGCGCATGTGCATACCACCAAGCCGGTGGTGCATGGTCTTCTGCATGAAAATGCAAATGATAACGGAGATTTACCGAACCTGTATATCGGGCCGGATGGTCAGGCGACGGTGGAACTCTATTCTACGCTGGTTTCTCTCAAACCCGGCACCACGCGGGCAGCCTTGCTGGAGAATGGCGGCGCAGCACTGGTGATCCATGCGCACCCTGATGATTACACGACGCAGCCGATTGGCGGGTCTGGCGACCGGGTGGCCTGTGCGGTGCTGAAAGCGGATTCCTGAACGCGGCTCTGGCAGCCATTGGCGCGCCGAAAAAGGGAGGCGCGGGAAAGAGCGGCACGGGACGCCGGTAAGCGCCCCGTGCTTTTTCGCCCTGCCCTGAGGACACAAAAGCTCTGTGTCTGACGGGGGTGAAGAAAGATTCTGAGGGATTAGGCTTTGTCTTCCGCGCCTTCCTCAGTGTCCTCTTCAGGGTCTTCATCATCTTCATAGACCAGTTCAACCGTGATGGTTGCGCTGTCACCTTCCTGAAGAGCTTTGGCGTCTGCGTTGGCTTCGTCCTCGCTTTCGTAGAACTTGCCTTCGTTGGGGTCTTCCTGCCACTCGTTGCGCGGGTCCCAGAACGTCACGTCGCCGTCCTCGTCTTCACGCTGCACGAGGTAGCCGACGATCACTTCGTTTTCGTCGCTGATGATATCATCGCTCATGGTCTTCATCCTTTAACTGACCCTTCACCTATGCAGCATGGGCAGAAAAAAGGAAGAGCCTCAAGTGACGATTCTGCGTCAGCCCTGCGTCTGGGGTGCGGTTGCCCTGCTGAAAAAATAGCGTCCCGCCGGGCGCTGTGCCAGTGTGGCGGCCAGAGGCAGCGGTTTGAGATGCGGCTGTGATGGCTCAGGGTGTGCGCCAGTATGCGGGGTGGCTTGTCTGGTTTGCCTGTGTGGTGTGCCCGTGCGGTTTGCCTGCCGGGTTTGCGGCGGGATCTGCCTGCGGGGTTTGGCCTGGGAGGTCTGCTGTGAACCGGTGTGTGCGCCTGAGCGTTTGTCCTTTTTGTCCTGCAACGACATGCGGAGTTTTATG